TGGCTGTTAGAACAGAGATAAGTCAAGCAACAACCATTCAAGGTTTAAATAACTTGATGTTAAAATATATTAAATCAAAAGATATTGTTGGTGTTTCACTAAAGAAAATTGAGGGTGTTAGAGCTAAATTAACTGAAAATAATATGTCAGATAATAAATCATCCGTTTCATATACGGGTTACCAGATTGTTGCAAACAATAAAACTGATATGTTTGATAGTATGGATGTTTATCTTGAACATAGTAAAGGTAAAACACAATTCAGGTCATTTGGTGGTACATCATTAACTGGTTGGCAAGGTGAAGGAAAAGGTGCTACTGCTAACCAAGGTAAGATATCATTAGGACCTTTAAACTTTATATTGAAAGCCAATGGTGTGAAACCATTACCAGAAAGTCAAGTATCTGCCAGGTTTGCAACAGCACCAAATAGTGGATACTTTGCAGAGTTTTATAACACAGCAAAAAAATTACAAATAAAAGGTCTTGATAAAACTCAAAAAGGTTTTATTGCTAGATGGTATAGAGCACCTAATCCTTGGAAATATTCAAAATATCTTGGTATTCTATTAATAGATAGAGTTATAAATCTACCACCTAAACAGAGAAACAATGTAATGACAGATATATTCTTATATTCTGCCTCTAAATCTAATTTCGCTGGACCTTACCTCAAACTTGAATAATCTTATAAATAGTATTGGTATTTGTTAATGAATTTGCATGAAAGGGCTTGCCAAACCTCACAATTTATAGTATAATGGACAAAAATGAGAGAGAAAAATGTTTAATTTTAAAGGTTTCCTTACACAGGATAAGAACACACACTTAGAACATCTTGAAGATGATATCATCAATAGAGGTGCAGTAGGTGGTGACAACGCAATAAACTTCCTAAAATCAGTTAGAAATATGCTGGCCGGTACTACTGGCAGTAAAACAAATATAACTGTTAAATGGGACGGTGCGCCTGCTATCATTTGTGGTATCAATCCAGAAAATGATAAATTCTTTGTTGGTACTAAATCAGTATTCAACAAATCTCCTAAAATTAATTACACAGTTGCAGACATTCGTAGAAACCACGGTGGTGTGGTTGCACAAAAATTAGAAGTGTGTCTTGCAAATTTAAAAAGATTAAACATTAAAGGTATTCTACAAGGTGACTTGTTGTTTACAAATGATAAGAAAGTAATAACCATAGACGGCGAAAAGATGTTATCTTTTACACCTAATACAATCACATATGCAGTACCACAAAATAGTGATATTGGTAGAAGAATTGCTAATGCCAAGATGGGGATTGTATTTCATACACAATATAATGGTAAAAAGATGGATAGTTTATCTGCCAGTTTTGGTACAGTAACAGGTTCATCAAACAGAAATATATTTTTGGCAAGTGCAGCTTACCAAGATACGGCTGTATTGTTTCCTAAAGCAGAGTTATCTAAATTTGACGCACAGATAAGAATGGCTGAAGGCTCTCTTAATAAGGCAGCTCCTATTTTAAACTTAATGAGTAAAAATATAACAGATGACCTATCTGTAGGTTACAGATTAAAAACATACTTCAATCATTTTATTAGAAATTCAAATAGTAGTATGGATAAAGTTGCAGTAATGCAAAAACAATTCAGAGATTATTTTGAGAGTGTATTACAGAATGAAATAGATAGTAGAAAAACACCAAAAGGTAAAGAAAAATTTATTAAAGCGAAGAAAGATGGTCTACAATTTATTGATAGAAATAAACAAGCATTATACTTTGCTATTGCCTCACACATTACATTAGGTGTGGCAAAAACTACCTTGTTACAAAAGATGAATCAGATACAGAGTATTGGTAACTTCATTAGAACATCAACAGGTTATAGAGTAACAGCACCAGAGGGTTATGTTGCAGTTGATAAAGTTGCAGGTGCAATTAAACTTGTAGATAGATTAGAATTTAGTAGGCAAAACTTTACTATGCCTAAAGGTTGGAATTAATGAAGTCATTTAAACAATACTTCTTTGAAGCAATCAACGGACCTAAAATCATTATGATTGGTGGACCAGGTTCTGGTAAATCAACATATTCAGAATTATTAAAGAAAGAATTAGGTATCGCCCACATATACACAGGTGATATGATGAGAGCATTATCAAAAAAGAATACACCAGACGGTAAGAAAGTAAGAGAACTATTGGCAAAAGGTGAATTTGCACCAACACCTATAGTTATAGACGCAGTAAAAGAAAGAATGAAACAACCAGACGCCATGAAAGGTTATGTGTTTGACGGTTTCCCTAGAAATACTGAACAAGCAAAAGCAATGGAAGATAAGGGAATCGAATATGACCATGTTATTAATCTTGTGGTATCTGAGGAAGAGGTCATCAAAAGACTAACTTCAAGAGGCAGAGCAGATGATAAACCAGAAATTATAAAGAATAGAATTAAAGTATACCATAGAGAAACAGCACCTTTATTGCAATACTATAAAGACGAAATAATAAATATTAAAGCCGAGGGTAGTACACCAGAGGCAATAGCAAAAGAAATAATTAAGAAAGTACAATGAAAAAATTTGACGACATAAGATACCAAGAATTGCAAGAGGGATTATATGACCCTAATATCTTCAAGGCATTTTTCCTTGCAGGTGGTCCAGGTTCAGGTAAATCTTTTGTTACAAACAGAGCATTTGGTGGTACAGGTTTAAAACCTATTAACTCAGATAATGCATTTGAAAGGTCATTAAAGAAACATGGTCTATCATTAAAAATGCCTGAAGATGAGGCAGAGGCTAGAGATATTATTAGAGATAGAGCAAAGGCTGTAACATCTACTCAAATGGACTTATCAATCAAAGGTAGATTAGGTTTAATTATTGACGGTACAGGTAGAGATTACGACAAGATTAAAGAACAAAAAGCATTGCTAGATAGTTTAGGTTATGATAGTTACATGATATTTGTAAACACAACATTAGATGTTGCGTTAGAAAGAAATGCTAAAAGAGAAAGAAGTGTACCAGAATATATTACTAGAAAGTCCTGGGAACAGGTGCAATCTAATATTGGTAAGTTTCAAAATACATTTGGTATGAGTAACATGATTATCATTGACAACAGTAAAGATGATAAAGAACTTACTACAGTTGTTATGAACAAATGTTCTCAAGCAGTAAGAAGATTATTGTCTAATAAAATTAAGTCATACACAGCAAAAAGATGGATGGCCACAGAGAGAAGATTAAGAAGAAGATGAAAACATTTAAAGAAAGTATCATAGATATACCTAGAAAAACATATGCCAAGGCTGTGTTTGATGGTGCTGATACTAACAACCCTACAATTAAGCCAAGTGTTAAGGCATTAATTGACAAACAAATAGAGATGTTTGAAACAGAATATCCTGTTGTTAAGGTTGGTCTTATTGGTTCTATTCTTACAAAAAGATATAGAGCAGACGCAGACTTAGATTTAAATGTATTGTTTGATGTGCCAAAAGAAAAGAGAGAAGAAGAAAGAGTTAGACTATCTAAAAAGTATTTGTCAGCTTCCTCTCCAGATAGTGTTCAAGGTAAATTAATACCTGGTACACAACACCCTATTAATTTTTATTTCATTACAGACATGTCAACATACAACGACCAAGAAAAAAAGGCAGACGCTGTATTTGACATTGAAGATAATAAATTTATAAAAAGACCAGAAGATTTTACCTTTGATAAATCAATGTATCTAAAAGACTTTGAAAGAAAAGTACAAGAGATTGATGTAGTAAAAGGTGAACTAAAAAGAGATATTATTGATTACAGAGAACTTGAAGAACTATCACCAGATGATATATTAAATCTACAAGAACTAATCAATGAAAAATTAGAAGAGATTGAAGATAGTATCAGAGATATTATTAAAATTGGTGACGGTGTTGACGCAGATAGAAGAGCTGCATTTGATAAAGATATGTCACCAGATGAGATAAGAAAATACGGAATTAAAAACAGACTACCTAAAAATGTTATCTATAAAATGTTAGAGAAATACCATTACTTAAAATTCTACAAGAAGTGTAAAAATATTTTAGATGATGGCAAAGTATCTGATAAAGAGATTGACGATTTAGAAATGCATGAAGCAAGAGGTAAGTCAGTTGCATTTGCTTTTGGTAGATTTAATCCACCTACAATCGGTCACGAAAAACTTATTAACAAAGTTAAATCATTACCTACAAATGATTACAAAATTTATTTAAGTAGAAGTAATGACCCTAAAAAGAATCCATTATCTCCTAGAGATAAATTATCTATTATGAAAAAGATGTTTCCTTCTCATGCAAGAAACATTGAAATCAACCAGACCAATATGGTACTTGACATTGCTACAATGTTGTATAAGAAAGGTTACTCAGATGTAACCATGGTTGCAGGTTCAGATAGAGTAAGAGAGTTTGAAACAATATTGAAAAAGTATAATGGCGTATCATCAAGACATGGTATGTATGACTTTGATAATATTAAAGTAGTTTCTGCTGGCGAAAGGGACCCCGATGCCGAGGGGGCTTCAGGTATGAGTGCTAGTAAAATGAGAGCTGCGGCTGCCAAAGGTGACCTAAGAAGTTTTGAAAAAGGTTTACCAAGAGGTGTTGACGCAGATGGTATTATGAAACAAGTTAGAAAAGGTATGAACTTGGCCGCTAACTATTTACATATGAGAAATTTAAAACCAATCGCTAGTTTAGAACAGTTTGAACAACAACAAATTAGAGACCTCTATATCAGAGAACAAATATTTAATATCGGCGATACAGTAGATTATATCAAAGAAGACTTACAAGGTACAGTTGTTAGAAAAGGCACCAATTATATTGTAGTTGAAGATAATAAAAACAATTTGCATAAAGCATGGATATGGGATTGTATTCCTGTATCTACAACTAATAGAGAGGCCGAGATGAGAGAACATAATTTAAATGTTGATTATGGGTTTGAGGCTGTGTCAGAAATAGAAGAAGATTTAGACGCTCAACCACAAGATAGAGATGTGAAGAAGAAGAAAGGTACTCAACCTAAAAAGTATTATAAACAATTATCAAAAGATGTGAAGAGTAAGAGAGCAGACTACTTTAAAAATAAAGATACTACAAAGAACGATAATAAACCAGCGCCTGGCGATAAAGACGCTAAGACTAAAACAAGTATTCATACAAAGAAATATAAACAAATGTACGGTGAAGTCTTTGAAATTGGTACACCAGAGTACACAAAACATACGGTAGACATGACACCAGGTCAAGTAAACCCTATTAAAAAAGTAAAAGGGTTCCTTGAAAGAGAGAAACCATCTGAAAAAGATGTAAAAGAATGGGCAAGTACAGAGTCCACAATGAATAAATATAGGAAAAGATACAAAGAATCATGGAAAGCGAAACTACAAGAAGTGGTGGCTAGAATGATAGAGAAACTATAATGAAAACTTTTAAAGAATTTGACAAAATAGATGAAGCATGTGAAGAGTGTATATTTGAACACGAGCAAGAAGGTATTTACGAAGCTGAATACCAAGGTAAGACAGTAAAACTGAACGACCCTATTAGAGGTGGTTCAAAGAAGTTTTATGTCTATGTAAAAAATGACCAAGGGAATATCGTAAAGGTTTCTTTTGGCGACACAACAGGTTTAAGTATCAAAAGAGATAATCCGGCTAGAAGAAAGTCATTTAGAGCAAGGCACAGATGTGATAATCCTGGTCCTAAATGGAAAGCAAGATACTGGTCATGTTATCAATGGAGAGCAGGAGCAAAGGTAGATAACTAATGAGTAAATACAGACAAACAATGGCCGAAGCTTACGCTCAGGTACAAGTACAAGAAAACGATTATTTAAAATCAAAATTAAACGATACACAAATTGCAAACATCAAGCAATTGTGGATGAGAAAGACTGCTAGAGATGTAACGCCGTCTGTTAAAGATATGATTAAAAAGATGGATATACCAACACAGTTGGCCATCAAACATGCAAACATCAATCAATTATCAAAGTTAGTTGAAACACTAGACGAAAGTTTTAGTGACGCACAGATAGCTGTTCTTAAAAAACAATATGAACCTATGAGAGGTAAAACAATCTCTATTGATAATGCAAACAAATTAGGTCAGTTGTTTACAAAGTTTGATAGTAATAAAAATGCTTTAGAAAAATTATATGGTGGTAACATACCATTTGTATCTACAATGGCTATGACAAGATTAATGACCAAACATGGTTACAAAGCAGACCAATTAAATAAACTTAGAAAAGAGGAAAGATTTCCTTTAGACGAAGAAAAAGAATTAGAAATACTAGACGAAGCTACATTGGAATCAGTAGAGATTACTGAGGGTAAAATTGATAGTAAGAAGTTTGATAGTTTGAAAAAAGGTGACACAATGACTATCACTTATAACTCAACTATGTCAGGCACAACTGTTAAGAAATTTGTTGTAAAAAGTAAGAGTAGAAGTGCGAAGTACAATACAGATAAAGTAACAATGTATCCTGATGGCAATCCAAACATGGCAAGGTTCTTCTTATATAAAAGAGCTAGTGGTGATGTATCAATGGCAACAGGTGATATGGCAGCTACAGTTGTAAATGTTAAAGAAGAAACACTTATAGAGTTTACCGACCAACAAATTAAAATGGCAT